AGCATTTTCGCCAGTCGCCATTTTTTCTATACCAAGAGGTGTATATGTTGATGCCATAAATTTTATCTCCTATGCAGCGTCAGTATAACTTGTATTTGATCCAGTTGCAACATTGGAATAATTACTATTTGATCCAGTTGAAAGTGCACTATATGACGTATTTGAGCCAGTGTCAACATCTTGGTAATGTATAATAAATGGTTCTCCAACAGTTGCTGTCATAGACAAACCTGTTAATCCAACTACTTGATCTTTAGGGTCTACACTACCAATAGCAGAGTTAAATGATAATCCTGTTAATCCCATTATTTGATCAGGAATATCTACGATAGTTCCTTGTTCAGAAGGAATAGATATACCTGTAACAGGAACACTTACTGATCCAGCACCGACCACGAATCCTACTGAAGAATCTATTTGTAATCCAGTTGGCGCTACTGCATCATTAGGAACAACCACGGATCCTTGTTGTGATGTAACTGTAAATGTTGGTGCAACAATTTCAACAGCGTTTTTTGCTGTAGCAGTTCCCTGTTCTGATGTAATTGATAAACCTGTAATAGATACATCTTCATTAGGTGCAAAAGCAGTTCCTTGTTCTGATGTAACTGTGAAAGTAGATGCTCCAATAACTTGATCTTTAGGATCAATAACACCAATAGCTGCTGTAGCAGAAAGACCTGTAATAGATGGTGTAACTGAAATACTTGCTTGAGCTGTACCTTGCAAGTCATTCATTTCTAAACCATTAGGGTCAACGGTTACACTAATTACATTTGAAATTGTTCCAAGTGTAGAATTAAATGACTGACCTGAAACTAAAACTAAAGCATCACCTGAAATTGTAACAGAGGGATTTAATGTAGATGTAATTGATAAACCTGTTGGTTGAACTACCTCACCAGAAAGATCTCCCCACTCTCCAGCGCCCCAGGCTTTTGCACCCCAACCTGTAGCTAATAATTCGTCCTCACCCCACTCGGCTTGGCCCCAGGTGAATCGTCCCCATCCAGACATGGGCTACTCCTATGCTAATCTTATGATTGCGTTCGATGAATCGTTTGCAGGAAACTGTATTTCGAAAGTTCCGTTAGTTGCAGTTTTATCAGAACCAAAAGCGATAATACAAACAGAGTCAGTTGTGTTTGAACCACCGTCAGTTGTTGTATTATAAATCATTGCACCATTTGCAGTGAATGAAGCTGATGTCCATGAGATATCAGAAAAATCTGTAAACGCAGTTGTTGAAGTTAAACCAACTCCTGTGTTTGTTAATGCTTTACCACCAGCAGAGTATGCTGATCCAGATGTATTTGAAATTTCGTTTGAAGTTGAATAGTCAGTTGTCGCCGCACCTAAAGATGCTGAACTTGTAAATAATGCTATTTTAAAAGTATGACCACCAGACCCTGAAGTATTGAAGTCATGTTTACCTTGTAAAAGTTCTTGTTTAAAACTTGAACATATTGCCGATGTTATTGCCATAATTTTTTTCTCCTATTAAGGTGTCGGTGAAGGAACTTTAATACGAACTGTACCATCCGTGTAGTCGTCCCTTTTACGTCTACCAAGTTGTTCTGCTGCGAACTTCTCTACCTCTTGTTTATATTTATTTTCATATAATGTCAACATATCTGTTGGACCTTTTAAATAAGAAAATGCCTCTACTAAGCAAGCATATAGTAAGCCATTTGGAAAATATTGACTCACATAAGTTGTAGTATTTGAACCTGATAATCCAGTTGGAATAGCCTCATAATGTATTTTAAATACGTACGTGTTATCTGGTGCAGGAGATAAAAATAATCTTCCTGAAGTCGTATCAGTTACACCTGTTGCTCCACCAAACATAGCATAGTATTTTGGCTGTGCTCTAGCTGAAGTTTCTGTAGATGGTTGATATTCTTGTAAATAAGATTCATCTTTTTTCTCTAACCAAACATTATTACCTGTTGAAGCAGAAGTTGAATCATAAACTTGTACACCTTTTACAAATAAAGTTTGAGCTGGTACGTTAATTGTATTTTGTCCTGTAACTAAATTACCAATAGATTGTTTTTTATATGCATCTAATGGTACATCTCTTAAAATTCTAAGTTCAGAATTTTCAATAAATTGATCTGTAATAGTAGCAGTTAAAACGTTTGTATCCGTTTCAGTATAATTTTGAATCGCTGTTGTTAATGTTGCGTATGTAAATCCTGCCATATTATCCTCGTCTTATATTTACTGGACCTGTAGTAATTGTAGTACCACCTGATCCTGAATCAGTTGCTGTTGCATTAGATACAGTGCTAAATGTAAATTGACAACTATAAGAAACTGAACCAACAGTTCTTGTTAATCTGGTTACAACAAATGATCCAAATACTTTTGCACCAGATGAATGTGTTCCAGCTGTAGTTGTTGGCTGTCTTACGCCGTATATTATACCAGAAGTTCCTCTAGTACAACCAGTTAAATCGTTGCTACTTTTACCTGTGTATTGAATAACTTCATCTGCAATGTTTCCTACTTGCACAGGATCTGATGTATCAGAAGATGTTAAAACTTTTTGTATCACGATGTATCCACTAGTTGGAAATTTAGATGCATCTGTTAATGAAATAGTTGTAGCTGCAGCTGAAATACCTGCACTTAAAGTTGTTTCTGTTTCAAAATTACCTATTGTCAAACCACCTATATCACTTTGTAAATCTGATATTCTTACTACATCACCTGTTTTATATGGATTAGTATCTGCAACTTTTGCTTCTAAAGTAGAATTAACTATTGGACCCATAGTCACAGTCATAGTGCTTGATCCACTTGTTGCTGATATAGAATTTTCTGGTGCAATAATTGTAGTTGCAGGCTCAACTCTTGCAGGTCTAGCTTGAGGTAAACCTTGAGCATCAGCTCCTACAGGTTTAGGTTGTAACTGTGGTTGCTTCGGTTCAAATTCTGAAATATGAACTCTTGCACCATTCCATTCTCTAACCATTTCTGTATATGGAAAAGCTTGCCCTGATCTATCCGATATGAACTGAGCGTATTTACCTTTTGAAAACGCTGTCATTAAGTTCCTGGGTAATAAGTTTTAGGTGTAATATATGAGCTTGAAGAAGAACCATCTTCTTGTAAAGCTCTATTTAGTTCATCTTCATATAACAATTTCATCTGCTGAACTAATTGTGGATTAAATTTTTGTGCTAAATAAAAAGCTAAACCAGATGCCATGCAAGGTACAAATCTATAAGGCACATCAGTTGCATTCGTATAGCCTCCTGCATCTTGAATTCTTTTTACGTAATAATAATTAACTGTGTGTCCAGCTTGAGAACTTCCTGGAGTTAAATATAAAGTTACTGTAACTTTATCAATAAATCTTTGAACAAAATATTGTGTAGGTGTTCCTTCAGAAGTTTTATTTGAAAGACCTTGATAAGTTGATCTATTAATTTTTGTAAGAGGTGAATCAACATTAGAAGCATTTCTATATACAGCTTCTAATACATCATCAACACCGTAAACTGCTGTGGCACTAGAAGTTCCGTCTCCTGTAGATCTGAACATAGTATATTCAGCTTGTCCATCTACTAATGTAAATGAGTTATTTGCAACTTCCCAATAATGAAGTCCTCTGTTTCCCCACTCTTGAAACATTATATTTAAAGAACGTCTTGCAAGTCGTAACTGATTACCAGATACACCTTGCATACCTATTCTTTCATAAGCTTCTTCTATTATTTCATCAATAGCAAAAGTCTTATCAAAAGTAGTTGTGCCCGAGGTAGTGTTAGCCATTTAGCCTCCTAGCCAGTATATCCGATAGTAACAGATCCTGATCCAGTTACGTCTGCATAAATAGTATTTTCAAATCTAATACCATTTCCAGGTATGTACATATCTAATCCTTCACTTCCAAAAGTAGATTCAAATATAATATTTCCAGATGCAGTTGCTGCATCATAAAGTTTTATATTTGTAATACCTGTAGCTTGAATATATGTAACTCTAGAAGGACCAATATTAGTAGATCCTCCTGAAAAAGTTTTAACCTGTCCGTCAGCTGTAAGTGTTGTAAATTTTTGGTCTGATGACATATTGTTTTCTCCTATTAAATTTAAGTGGGCCCGAAGGCCCACATCAATTATTTATTATGCTTCTTTAGCAAATACACCTTGTACATCAA